GTGGATACTCCTGTCTCAAAATCCCTTCCCACTGGCGCCTTCACGCCGGTCAACATCTTCTTCCGGGGCTTGGACTACAAGTTCAAGCAGGACCGCTCGGTGACTCCCCCGACACCGGCCCGCGTGGCGATTGTCCGGGCCCGTCAGGAACAGGTCTCCGAGCTTCGTCACCTGGTCGCTAAGTTCCAGCGCACCATCCAGTCCGTGATCGACGCCGATCAGTATGGTGTGGCTGAGGGTCCCGCGGATCTCTTGGTGTCCATGGGCGAGGACATCACGGCGAAGTCTCAGCAGTTGTACCGCGACATCCACGCTGCGAAGGCACGCTTCCACAATGTCCCGTCCGTCAGCGAGGTGGCCCCAGAACCGCCGGCGGCTGATGTTCCCCCAGCATCAGCCGCCGGTGCATCCTCCACTAACCCCAAGTTAGCCACGGCGGCAGACGGCTCGATACTGCCGGCGTCCATGGTGATCATGCCGAAGCCGTCCGCCATCAATTTCCCGGCGACGATGTCGCAAGCACTGGGCATGCGTGCTGCTGCTGGCAGGGGTGTTCTCTGATGGGGTTGACGGTTGAGCAGCTCCTGGCGGAGATCATCAAGTTTCTGCAGACGGGACAGCCGAATATGGCGGTGCTGTACATGCATAGAGCACTGGCGATGATGCATAAAGAGCCTGTTCTGTCCGGGTGGGAGCTATTCCTGGCACCGTTCAAGAAGATGGCCCAGGCTGTGGGCGAGTTCTTCGATGCAATCGTGGAGCCGGTAGTTCAGGTCTTCAGGAGCATTGGTGAGGCGTTCCAGTCTGACTTCGCCCTATGCGGTGAGTCATGAGCACGGAGTTGAAGGAACTGGAGGGGCGCGTGGTGTTTAAGGATCCGCTCCCTGGTGATCGTAAGAAAGTCGTTGAGCCGATGTTCACGGCCAAGTTCCGTACCGCTCGTGAACTGCGAGTAATCGTTGAAGATTGGGCCAAAGGGCAGTGGAATTTGATGGCAGGCATTGTTGTGGAGATCCGTAAGCCTGACAAGCGGCACAAGTTATGGCGCGCCGAAGTGGTTCTGAGGCACGAGACGTTGGCGGAAGTCGTTTTTTGGTCGCCCCGCGTTGCAGCCGCCCCTGCGCCTGAAGCGTTGTTCCCGTGAGCGCCCCGTACGTTCGCCCGTCTGAGCGGGTAGCGGCTCGACGCCGGCGGCTCTTCTTGTGGCTTCCATTGTTGATGGTCGGCGCCCTGGTCACTGTGGTGGCAGGCCCGATGATCATTGTTTTCAATTCCCTGGACGTGGCCGGTGCAGCACTGATGCTGGGCGGCCTGTTGGGGTTCGCTCTGGATGTGGAGAAGTGATGACGCCAAAGGCCGCAGAGCAGCAGCGCATCCCGCTGATGCAGACGAGTACACCCGTGCCCAACCCACCAGTTGCTGGCGCCCCGGGGCCGCTTGCCGCGCCGCCGTATGAGGTTCCGGGCGGCACGAGCGAGCTGGCCTGGAACATCGCCGCCGCTTGGTCGGACTCCTCTGTAGAGGAGCTACTGGCAGAAACGGCCCCTGTCAAGTCAGCCCACTACTTGGCCGGTCTACGTGCCACAAAGGTCTTCAGTGACTGGTTGCTCCGCGAAGACGCGGCAGCCGAGGCTCATGCCGTGGCAGCTGACGTCCGGTGGTGGTCTGGCAAATTACCTGGTCTGCCCGTGCAGGACGACCCGGATCCGTTCGCCAGGGTAATGGTCCTCGCGGAAGAAATGGCCGCAATGACGGCCACCGCTCGGAACAGTGGAGATGCCGCCAAGGCGCTCAAGTATTCGACTTTTGAACAATCCCTGCTGCAGGTAGCCGCAGGACTCCAGCTAGACAACGACACAGGGACGGTGAAGCAATGACTGCAGTGTATGAGGTGGTGGAGATCGCCCGGGTCCGCGTCAACCCAGAGAACATCCGGGACGACATGGGCGACCTTGACCGGTTGAGTAAAGAGATCAAGACCATGGGTGTCCGGTCACCGCTGGTGGTGTACCCGCACCCGGAGCTTGAAGGCGACTTCATGATCCGTGATGGCCACCGCCGCCGGCAGGCCGCCATCAATGCCGGCCTGGTCGAGGTCCCGGTGGTCATTGAGGAGCCGTCCGTCCGCGGCGCACTGGAGGACATCGAGACGATGCTCTCCACCGGTGTTGCGTCGAAGCAGATCACGAAGATGGAGCAGGCCAAGGGCTACCAGCGGATGCTGGAGCTCGGTTTGAACGAGTCCACGATCGGTAAGCGGTTCAGTCGCCCAAAGTCTGAGGTGGTAACCCTGGGCAGGGTCGCGAAGGCGCCGGAGAAGGTTCAGAAGGCGTTCATCAAAGGCAGGCTTGATCTGCTGCAGCTGAAGAAGCTGACGGATTTGCAGGCTGCTGGGCAGTCCGAGGTTCTGGACAAGGTTCTGGAGAGTAACGATTTCAGCGACCGGGCCGGGTGGGCGATCGATGATGTGGAGTACACGATCGCGCGCGCCGAAGGGGATAAGTCCATAGCCGATTCCATCGAGCTGTTGACTGCTCTGGGTGGGGTCCGGCGTGAGGACTCGCGTGACGAGAACTTCGATGTCGCCCAGGAACTCACAGACGAGGAGCACATCGCCGCCGGCCACTTGTTCTATGTGGGGAGGGACCAGCCGGAGCCGGTCTGGTACGTGAAGCTCTCCAAGCCCAAGCCCAAGCTCTCCGATAAGGAACGCGAGGAGAAGGCGACGTTGCGCGATCTGAACGCGGGCCTGCAGGTGTCTTATGCGATGCGGTCACATGAACTCGTGGCCGCCATCCAGTCCAAGGACGGCGCCGGTGAGGCCGCGGACAAGGAGCTATTTCTGGAGCTGCTCCTGCCGGGGGTCCAGGGGCTCAGTGATGAGACGCTCGGTGAGTTGACCGGGATTCATCCTCCAGAGGGAGACGGCCTGTGGACGCCTGAGCGGCGTGAATGGCGGGCAAAGGTGGAAGTGGCCCTCAGCAAGCTGTCATGGCGTCAGCTTGCCCGTGCCGCGGTGTACGCCAAACACCAGGACACGGACCGCCAGTTGCGGTTCGCGAAGAACTTTGACCGCAGCGAGCATGTGTGGGGAACCCGGGCCGGTTGGTTGAACAAGGTCCAAACCCACTACGGTCTGCGCCTGTACAAGCCGGAGCGGGAAGCGCTGGTGTTCTTCAAGGCTAATGGCGGCGACCCGAAGCGATACAACATGTCCACGGGCAAGCATGAGACCGTCGAGTGCGATGTGGTGGTCCTTGATGACTGATACAGCTGTGCTTTCTCCTGGTGCCCGGCACAAGCTGCTCCTCGCTAAGCAGCCCGAGCCTACCCAACACGCATATTCCGCGTTCTCGATCCGGGCCCGCACGGTCATTGCCCAGGATCTGAGCTACCCAAGGGCAGGTGTCCGCCAACTACCGGACGGGCCGTGGCTACTACAGCTCTGGTACGCGCCCGACACGGTCCGCACCGACGCAGAACCATTGACGTTCTCAACCAGGGTCGCGGCTTTCATCTCTGGCCAGCACGAGGTCCATGCGGCCCGGGACCGGGAACCCCCTGCAGGGCAGATCCACCTCCGTGGCGTAGCAAGGGCGGTCAACGCATGAGCGCCGACAACCCAGACATTTCCATGCTGAAGCGGGAGCGCCCCACCGCACCAATCAAGTGCCCGTCCTGCCTATCCCCCATCAACGTACTCACGGCCGAGTGCCGCTGCAGCGACTAGAAAGGAACCACCGTGGCTTTAGAAGTTGACTGGCGTGAACCGCCGCTGAGCACCGAGGAACGACTCAAGGAGCTATTGAAGCATCACCCGGGCCGGTGGGCCAGGGTCAAGATCGACATGGCGTCCCCCACTTCACGCAGCGTCTGGCGCAAGGAAGGGTTCGAGTCAGAGTCCCACCCGGCCGAGTCGAACCCGAAGAAGTTCGACATCTACGCCCGCTGGCCCGCAGCGTCAATGCCCGGCACGCGGTCCGCCGTAGGACTCACGACCACGTCACCAGTAGCCGCAGCCCACGCGGCGGAGCCAACAACCGCGAGCAAGACCAAACCCGTGACCACAAAGAACGGTGTCCCAGCCGTGGCGAAAGCCCCGGTCCCGGCCGGAGATACCGATCTGCAGATCCCCACCAGCGGCGACGTGACCGGCGGATACCTCGCGTCACGCGCCCTACGCCATGTCCCGGCCGATGGCACCCACGAGGTCCGCCTCTCCGGACCCAAAGCAAGCCCGGTCCGCCCATGAAAATCACAGTCCCAGCAGACGCCTTCACCAACGCACTCGCTGCTTGCGCCGCTCATACGTTTCAGGGCAAGGACGCCGGGTATTTGGCGACGGTGGATTTGCAGATGAACGAGGACCTGGAGTTGGTGGCCACCGCATCAGGTGGGTCAACCACCGGTGTTGCCAGGATCCCGTTGGTGGAGTTGGACGGAGAGATGTCCCGTGTTGCTTTGAGTAAGCAGGACATAGGCACTATCCGCTCATTGTTCTCCAACAAGTTCAAGCAGCTGGAGGTGACGGTTCGGACATCGGTGGTACCTCCGGCGTCTCCGGATGATAAGCCGGAGGTTATTCATCAGATGGAGATCCGGGAGTTGGGGTCCTTGTTTGGTGGCCGGCAGCTGAAGCTGACGATGCCGGACCATGGCAACCGTGATGTTCCTGGTCTGTGGCATCCGATCGCGTCCGCTCTCAGGCGCCGCAACATGCCAAGCCTGCCGGTCACCCTGTTCCACCCCAAGGATATGAACTCCTTCCGGGCAGCATCCGTGGCGTACAGCGAAGAGCTCCGCATCGAACCGGCTGACAACTTCGGCTCACTCATCGTCCATTGCGGCCACTACTTTATCGGCTTCCTCCACGCGAACGCCCAGATCACAGACTCCTTCACCCGTTCCCGTGATCAGTGGGCCAACCGCCTGCCGATGAAACTCGCAGCAGTCAGGGACGGATCATGACGACCTGCAATCACGACCCGGGCCGGGTTTGTGACCACTGCCCGGCCAGCCACCTCCAAGAGGTAGTCCGGCAGATGAAAGGGATGTCGTGAGCGCACAGCAGTTGCGTCTCAGGATCCAGGCCCACGCGGCCGAGCTGTCCCGTGCTGTCGTCAGCCAAACACCATCCCAGATCCGCAATCGCCTCGCGTACCTGGTCGCCAACACCGAAGCCCTACTGGACACGCTAGAACAGGACGAATCATGAACGTACACAACCACGGGCCCGAAGACGGACCCGGCGCCACCTGCCCAGAAACCAGCCTCCCCAGTGGCCAACTCCGGGGAGCTTGCATGCCTGCCCACCACAACCACGTTACCCGCGACATCAAGCCCGCCGGCCAATGCCCAGTCTGCGACAGCTACCATGACCAGCCTGCGGCCACCGAACCGGAGGGGATCCCCTCCATCGGTGATTCTTTCACTCTCAACATGGAGATCCGGGACAACGAAACCGACACCCTCGACAGGGTCGAGATCAAGGTGAGCGGATACTCGTCACCGGCCCATGCCGTTAGAGTCCTCTACAAGCTCGGGCAGGAAGGCTATCTGGCCAATCTCTACCAGGTACTTACCGGCGCTGAAGATCAGGAAGATGACAATGCCGACGACTGACCCCAGAATCGACGCCGCAGCCAGAGAGCTCAACAACTACCTGCCAAATTCCTATTCCTCGGTCAGGTGGGCCACAGATATGGCCACGGCAGCACTTGCAGCTGCCGATGCTGTGGATCCGCTCCGCAAGCCGGGGCACCGTGCGGAGATCTCCGGCGATACCTGGACGCTGCAGCACCCGCCAGAGTGCCGGGCTGACATGCTGGCCTGCCCTCTCAATGAGGCCATGCGTAGCCTGGACCCGACCTGTCTCGCTGACGGCGTGTGGACCGTGGAGCTGGACGCGGACAAGGAACTGAACTTCACCCCCGTGGTGACGCCGTGAAGGCGCTGACAGTCCGGAACCCGTGGGCGTGGGCCATCATCTTCGGTGGGAAGGACGTGGAGAACCGTTCCATCCGCACCAACCACATCGGCCAAGTAGCCATCCACACCGCCAAGGCCGTGGACACCGAGGGAATGTACTCAGCCCTTGTCCAAGCTGCCATCGATGAGCACAACACCGCTCCGGTCATCCCCGGGGAGCTGATCCCCCGGGCTGACCTCGAGCAGCTCGGCAACATCATCGGCACCGTGGACATCAACCCCGTTCACCATGCCGACCACTGCCGGCAGCCCGACGGCAGCTTCTGCTCGGCATGGGCCATGGACAAGATGTGGCACTGGCCCCTAACCAACCCCCACCCCATCAGCCCTTTGCCCGCGAAGGGCGCGCTCGGGCTGTGGGAATGGGACGGAGACGGGCAGCCCACGATCCACGCCCAGGAGTTCTCCGCCATCCCTTACTCCTTCTTCTGCCGCTGCGGCTACCAAGCGTTCGGAACAGAAGAAGACCCCGCCCTCTACGTAGACCACATCAGGAGCATGTTCGCGTGAAGCCGAGAACCATCCTTGCCGACAACCACACCTACGAGGAAAACGTGGTGATCCTCGCATGGCTACAAGCCAACGGATGCCGCTGGCTGATCCCCCGGGGAGCACGAATCATCATCACTGGCAACCGCGTCATCGTTCCCTGCTGGAACATCCGCAGTACCAAGCAGTCTGTGACCCTCTGGCCCAAAAAGCTGCCAAAGGGTTGGCGCCCACCAGTCAAGATCCGCAGCTTCAAAATCCGGTTCCCACTAAACCAGGACTACTCATGAGACGACAGGATGCAGCCGCTATCCGCGAAGGCATCCGCATCGCGAAGAAGCACGGCATAACCGCATTGAGCCGAGTCCGCACCCAAGGGAACATCCTCACACTGCGCGCCTACCTCAACACCCTCGCCAAGAACGAAACAAGAGAGAAGCCGTAATGGACATGACATGCAATTTCTGCGGCGCCGGAGTCAACGGCACCACCAACGAATTGGTGGCGTGGAGCGAACTCCACGACCAGGAATGCCCCGGCCCGAAAGGAAAGTCATGAGCAGGCTTGAAGAGATCCAGGCACGGCAGGACGGAATCACGAAATGGTGGCTCACTCGACACCCCGACCACGCGTTCACAGAGACCCGCCAAGAGCTCGGCAAACTACTTGACGCACTCCGGGCCGTGGACGCGGTTTGCGTCGCCTTTGATGAAGGCGTGGGAATTGGCACGGGACATGCCAATGAGCAGAGTCAACAAACAAAAATGGTCCGCGCCGCTATCCAGGAGGCGCTGGCGTGAACACAAATATGAACCCGGACTGCCGCAATGGGAAACACCGGGCCTGCGGAGGCGAGGGCTGGGACGAGGCTAGCGCCGCCCCAACCGCAGGCAACTGCTTGTGCCACGAACGCGCTGTCGACACCATCAGGAACGTCAGCCAACTCGCGTTCACCCTTGGCCTTGCACTGGCACCCTTCCAGACCTCGGTCTTACGAGCCGCACTTTTCGAACGTCGACGGCTCACAGACCCGCGCGGGTACCACGCCGCAGTAAAGCTCTACCGCGAAACGACCCTCACCTTCGAGGAAGCCTGGGACTGCGTCCGGACGGCCTCGGACGGCCTCCACATCCACGTCCAAATCCTCGAACCACCGGACGACCACCCCCACCCGGACAAACGAACCGCTGCGCTCGCGGCCAAGGCGGCACGCGGGAGCGGCCCGCCACCGGCCGCCAGTTGGCGCGGCAGGGAACGTAGTACGAAATTTAGGTCTCAATCATGAAAGTAGGACATGACAGGTGTCTTGGCTCAAACAGTCTGATGTCTCGGCCAACCACCCGATCACTTTGCGTGCGTTGGAGATGGAGGACGCTGACGATCGAATACTCAACGAGGTGTATGGGTGGGTGAACCGTTGCGCTACTCAGTCCGCAGCGCATGACCAGGACTACATAGTTACTTTGGGAACTGCCAAGCTCATGGCTGGCAGTTTCGCCAGGTTCGAAGTCCTCGCGGCCGCCGCCATATTCTGCGGCTACTTTACCGAGGTCATGATCACGGTGGAGGGAGAGAAACGGAAGGCTTTCAAGCTTGTGGAGGAGAAAGACCTCTTCCACATGATTTTGAAGGCTGACAAGGACTGGACGCAGCAGCGTCAGCGGGACAACAGGGACGTTGCCAAGACTGGCCCTGTCCGCCTGCGTGATGGCGATGCTTGCCGGTACTGCAACCGCACGGTGACGTGGAACAACGATCGCCGGTCGGCCCGTTGGGGCAGCATCGACCATGTGGTGCCGGGTGAGCCTGGCACCGTAGCCACGATGGTGGTTTGCTGCGGCGAATGCAACCAACGCCGCCAGAACGACCCGCTCAGCACTTGGAAGACGCTGCCACCGCCGGCCGAGCCGCTCATTGGCCCGACCACCGCGACATGGTTGACCGAGAAGTGTGGCATCCCCACTAAGCCCACCTACACCCGCACGCCCATCGAATTTGTGTCTCCTGCGCCCGTCAACGGCCCGCAGGCGACTGAGGAACCGCCCGCCGTCGAGCAGCCCATCACGGCAGCTCCGGTTGAGGACGAGGTAACGGAAGCTACATCCGGCCTGTCCAGCGACTCAGTAGCCAGCACCCCGGACAGTGCGGTCGAGAATCTGGAGGCAACGGAGCAGCAGCCGGCCCCAGGAATCGAATCCGAAATCAAAACGGACCAGCGATCGATCGATGAAGCAAGCCATGGCGGACCCGGATATGCCGGGACGGGTCGGGACGGGTCGGGACAGGTTGGGCTTGGCAGGGCAGGGTCGGGAGCCCCGCTCCCCGCCCATCATGCCCCTGCAGCTCATCTGAACAAACCACCCAACCCTGCAGCCCATCCTCAACCACCACAAGGGAAAGGGAAACGCCGTCGTGCCCGTCAACGTAACCGAAAGGGGAATCCCAATGATTGACCTGGTGGAGCATCTGCCAATCAAGGAACCGGGCGCCAAGACGCTGCAGCTTCGTCAGCAGGCGCTGGGCGCACTGGAGGACCGGGCTGCCAGGTTGGGCTATGAGGTACTGGGGCAGGTTCGGTTCAGGGTGATCGAGTTGCCGTTGTCGATGTATCTGGAGTGCCGGGCGCTGGTTGAGCCGCCTGCCATAGAGACGCTCATTCTGGATCGAATGAGAAGAGGCCGGCTATGAGGCAGGACCTGCAGGAGTTGAAGACTTGCACGGCCACGGACTGCAATAGAATCACAACGCTCTTTCTCTGCACGGACTGCATCATCGCTTTTGATGACCTGCTAAAGGACGTCGGTGTCCTGGTCGCGTTCATGGATGGGCCAATCTTTCAGACCAGCGTCACGAAGTCACCGGGTGCCAGCGGTGGGGGTGGTGGCCACGCCAGTTCCAAGCCTCCGATCAATATCGATGCCCTGCTGCTCAGGTCGTGGCTGTGCCAACTTCCGCACAGCGCCCATGCCGAAGCAATGAACAACCCGGACGCCGGTCAGACGTTGTTCATGGCCAAGGATTGGGTAGGCAAGGGCCGGGATCTGGTGTGGGGTCCTGAAGATAAGCGTGTGTACGGGGAATGCGAAGAGCCGTGGGGTGAGGATGAAGACGGTGCGCCGGTTCTCTGCGATGGGCGGCTGACCGCTCATCCTGATGATGCCTCGGTGAAGTGCCAGCAATGCGGGGCCGTCCACCATGTTCCTGACCTGCTTGAGCGGATCCGGGCAAAGGTCCGGGGGGAGCCTCTGAGTCCCCGGCTGGCTAGGGAATTCCTGCAGCGGCGGGCCCGGGCGTTCATCTTGAAGAAGGACTTCGAGAACTGGGCCGAGCGGGGTCTTCTGCCGTATGTCTTAGCACGGGTGAACACCGAGGGCAGGCCCCGGCGCCTGTACTACCCAGGGGATGTACTCAAAGTATTTCAGCACATGAAGTCACGGAGTAGAACTCTAGCCTGAAATGATTTACCCTTATTCCGAGGGGATAGTTGTCTCCGGTAACTTTTACAAAGGCCTCGACGGTTCACCGTCGGGGCCTTTGTCATGTCCGAGGTGGTGATCCTACTGACGGCTTCGGGTGTTTACAATCCGCCATGGTCTGGACGTCGTGCGAAGAACGCGCTGATCAGGGTCAAGACGCAGGGCCGCAAGGACCACACACCGTGTTGCATCTGCGGTCAACCCATTGACTACTCGCTTGAGTATCCTCACCCGCAGACCTGCAGTGTCCAGCATGTGAGGTCTCAGAAGATGTATCCGCATCTGAGGTGGGACCCGAGCAACTGGGAGCCTTCCCATCTGGACTGCAACAAGTCAGCCGGATACACCGCTGATACCGGCATGGGAGTGACCTCCGAGGATTGGTAAGCTTCCCTCTCCCCGCACGAGCTCCAATAAAATCCAGCAAGTTGATTCACGGGAAGGACTCCGCATTTTTTTTCCTCTCCCCCCGGAACTTTCCCCATGAAATCCCCCTAAGAACGTTGAATTGGCGGGGAAAATGAACCCATCTACTCTCCTGCGTGGAGACTGTCCCAGGTTGCCGCTGGGAAAAACCCATCTACGGATGACGGACATTAGCCAAGGTTGCGAAATGACGCCGGAGGGCCAGTCTAAGAACGAGGCGCCGGCACGCGCCTACTCCACGCAGGAGCCACCAAACGCGAAAGGGTGAATCACCGATGCCTCGCACGATAACCAAGAAGATGATCGGCTCAGCGCTGGACATTGCACCGTCTCCCGAGTTCGCAGCGAGACTCAAGCGGAACAAGCAGCACCAGAAGATGCTTGAGGCTCCTTCATTGCTCGACGGCCCGGAGCACGTCATCATTGGCGGCCGGCAGGAGGGTAAGACCACTCTCGCCGTGCAGTGGCTCATGGACTGCCCTAAGGGTGTTGAACGTGTCCTGATCACACTGGACGAATATGTGGCCCGGTCGATCAAACAAGACTGTGGGTTCCCTGTTGGGGATCCTCGAGTGATCTCTTACCGGACTATGAGGAATAGCAAGGCCCGCCCGGGCGTGGAGTACGGCATTGATGAGACGGTGCACATACTTATGAACCTTCTGGGCCTGCGTGAAATGCCCCGTCTGGTCACGGTTCAGCACGCGGAAGCATGGCAAGGCGTAGGAGGCAACCATGCATGAAGGTCACGTTTCAGCCGTCCTGGTTGCGGCCATCGACGGTGAACGAGTTCTCGTTGTTCTGGAGTATCCCGAATTGATCCGGCCGCTGATGGAGGAACTGGAAAGCGCCTTCGATGGAACAGCCAAGGAATTGATCCGCAGCGTCAACCGAACTAACGGCGGCGAAAGGATTGATTTCGACGCCGGCGGCTCTATCCGATTCCGACTCCCTCACCGAATCAATCGCAGCGATCGATTCGACCAAGTCTTTGTGCCGATTGGAACGCATGCCAATCTCATCGTTGAGCTTGCGCTAAGCCTCGACGGCAGCAGGGTTGGCCTGATCACCGGCTATTGATGTGGGAGGTGCTGCCGATGTATGACCGCCCAGCGCTCCGCTTGCTCCATGGTGAGGGTGAATCCATCCGGGGTATCGCTAGGGAGAAGAGCGCTTCTCGAAATGCTGTCCGCCGCGCGCTGCGCCCCGGCGCCCGGGACCACTACTACCGGCCGTCAGTGTCGGAGTCTGCCGAGCCAGCCGTTCGCGACGTCCTGGCCGACTACCCAGACATGGTGGTTGCTGATGTCGCCCTGCTGATTGATTGGCGGCACTCCCGCCGAACACTCTCCGACCTTGTGGCGCGCCTGCGGCCCATCTACCGGGATTCATCCCCCGGCCTTGACGCACGCCCTGACGTGACCATCCGAGCGGGCACGCTGGCCGTGTCCAGCATCGAATGCGGCACGCTGAAAGTTCAGGAGGTGCAGTGGTGAAGAAGAGCCCCACGAATACCAATGCTAGGAACACTGAGCCGCCTCCGGAGATGCCCGAAGCTGCCTCCACCGTATGGCGCGAGATCATGGCCAGCAACGATTTAGCCGGCACTGTGGACCGCTCCGCCCTCGAGGCGTTCTGCACCCTCATGGCCAGACTCCGCGAAGCCCGCCAAAGGGTCGAGGACGAAGGCATGGTGGTCAAAGACCCCCGCGGCCGCGTCATCCCCCACCCAGCGCTCGCCGTCGAACGTCAGACCGCCGAACAGATCCGCGCGTGGGGTGATCGCTTCGCCCCGCTGGTCAAGCCAGTCAGGAAACGCGGATACATGGCCGACGCCACGGCGACGTCCATTGCCAACGCCACACACCTCTCCGCAGCAAAATACGCCGGCCCCATTGCGGCCCTCAAAACTCTCGCCTGGATGATCGACGAAGCCCAGCGCGAAAGCATGGACGCCCTGCAGAAGGCCATGACTACCACCGTCCCCAACTACCTCAAGGCCTGCACTGAACTACAGATCACCCCCGCATCAATCCCCACGCTCGTTGGAGCCGAAACCCCCAAGGAAAAAAAGGGCTCAACGGTGACAAGCATGCGCGAGGCTGCAGAGAAGCGTCGTGCAAGCTAAGCGGGCCAAGCGTCCGGAACTCTTCGGGGTCGAAAAGCCCCGAATCTTCACTCCCCCACTCCAGCCACTCGAACCGCGCTCGCCGGAGACGGAAGCTCGGACGCTTGGTTATGACGTCATTGACTTCGCGGAGAACGCGCTTCACCTGAAGCTGTTCCCCTGGCAGAAGTGGTTACTGATTCACATGCTCGAGCTATTGCCCGAGGGTGGGCTACGGTTCCGCACCGTGGTGGTGCTGATTGCCCGTCAGAACGGCAAGAGCACGCTCTCACAGGTGCTGGCGCTGTGGTTCATGATGGTCTGGGGCTGGCCCCTGGTCATGGGCACGGCTCAGGACTTGGAGACCGCCGAGGAAGTCTGGCAGGGCGCTGTTGACCTCGTGGAGGAAGACGACGAGCTGGCCACGCTCCTCAAGCGTGTGGTCAAGGTCAACGGAAAGAAAGCACTCGAGCTTCATTCCGGCGCCCGGTACAAGGTCAAGGCGGCAAACCGTCGCGCTGGCCGTGGCTTCACTGGCAACCTGATCATGCTCGATGAGCTTCGCGAACATCAGAATTGGGAAGCCTGGGGCGCGATCACCAAGACCACCATGGCCCAGCTCGAAGCCTTGGTGTTGGCGCTTTCAAACGCTGGCGACCTCACATCAGTGGTTCTCTCCTACTTGCGGAAGATGGCCCATGAGGCGCTTGGTGACCCTGACGGGATCTGCGACGAGCTAGCCACGTCCGGACCTACCTTGCTTGACATTGAAGCTCTGGAAGAGGAAGACGGTGATGAGTTTGACGAAGACGACTTGGCCGACTTCGAGCAGGATGAAGACACGCTGGGCTTGTTTGAGTGGTCGGCTCCCCCGGGCTGTAGCAAGTGGGACCGGGCCGGTTGGGCGCAGGCTAACCCTTCGGTGGGCTGGAACCCCGGCTTCACGCAGCGCACCATTGCCGCGGCGTGTAAGACAGATCCCGAATGGGTGTTCCGTACCGAGGTTCTCTGTCAGTGGTCCGCTGGTACGCTCACGGGCCCGTTCCCTCCTGGTTCTTGGGACAAGGGCAAGAACGTTCCTGAATCGGGCCCAGACGGGAAGCCGCGGGTTGCTGAGGCAGACCGTCTTGTAGGCCCCGTCTACGCCGGCGTTGACCAATCCCCTGACCGTTCCATGACCTATGTGGCTGTGGCCGGCTTCAGGGCCGACGGCGTGGCCCAGGTTGAAATTTGGGCTGGCCGTTACGGCTCGGACTGGGTCAAGGGCTACCTGATGGACTACAAACGCCGTGACCGGATCATTTCCGTGGCTGGCCAGTCCAAGGGTGCACCAATTTCACCACTGATGGAGTCCCTGGCGGCGGATCCCGAGTTCACGATCCCGGTGGTCGAGTGGTCCGGTAGTGATCTGACCGCTGGTTGGGCCGATGTCTTTGACTCGGTCCGCGATGAGACAGTTCGACACAACCCTCAGCCGGTGCTGGACGTTGCCGCGGCTACCGCCGTGATCAAAACGTTCGGTGGTGGAGCGTCCATTCCAGACCACGGCAAATCTCCGGCTGATATTGCCCCGCTCATGGCGTTCACAGCTGCCAAATGGCTGCTGGGACGCCGAAAAGTAGCACCTCCTCCCCCGCCGCCTCCTCCGGAAGCGGTGCGCGTCTCGGAAGAGCGCACCACCGATGCAGACAATGTGGCCTTTATGGGCTTCTGATGAAAGGAGCCATGAATGACTGTTCCGACGTCAGAAAAGGGCTATGCGGATACGTCCGGGGGCTGGTGGGCATCACTGGACGACGAAGAGACACCGGAGCTGCAGTGGCCTAAGAGCATCGGGGTCTACGACAAGATGCGTCGTCAAGAGTCCCAGGTTATTTCTGTTCTGCGTGCGGTTACCTTGCCGATCCGGCGCACGGCATGGCGCATTGACCCGAACGGGGCCCGGCCCGAGGTCGCCCAGCAGGTGGCTGATGATCTTGGGCTGGCGCTGGTGGGCGATGATCCGACCCGCAAGATAATCCGAACACGGGACAGGTTCTCATGGGACGAGCACTTGCGCCTCTCCCTGCTGATGCTCCCCTTTGGACATTCTGTATTCGAGCAGGTGTACCGGATCGATGATTCTGGGTGGGCTCGACTTCGGAAGCTCGCCTGGCGCCCACCCAAGACCATAGCCCGCATTGACGTTGCTGGTGACGGCGGGCTGAAGGCGATACACCAACACGGTTCCCTAGGCAAGGGTTCGCCGCGTATGGGTGTGGAACAGCTCGTGGTCTACGTCAACGAACGTGAGGGAGGGAACTGGCTTGGCCAGTCTCTCCTGCGAACCTCGTACAAGTACTGGCTACTCAAAGATCGCTTGCTGCGTGTCCAGGCGCAGACGGTGGACCGTAATGGTCTGGGCATTCCTGTGTATGAGGGCTCCTCAGTCCCGGAATCCGTCACCGGTGAGGATCGGGTCACTCGGGAGAAGTCGGAGATCGATGCAGGCCTAAAGCTCGCACGCGGCCTCAGATCCGGCGACAATGCCGGCGCGGCGATTCCCAACTCAGCCAAACTCACCATGAAGGGCGTCGAGGGTGACCTGCCTGACGCCGACGTCCCGATCCGCTACTACGACGAGCAAATCGCCCGCTCTGTCCTTGCTCACTTCCTGAACCTAGGGACCGAGACAGGTTCCTGGGCGCTGGGCTCAACATTCGCGGACTTCTTCACGATGTCGCTGCAGACGGTGGCGATGCAGATCGCTGACACTGTCACACAGCACGTCATCGAAGACCTGGTGGACCTGAACTGGGGTCAGGACGAGCCAGCCCCGAAGCTGGTCTTTGACGAGATCGGCTCCAGACACCCCGCCACAGCCGAAGCCATCAAGGCATTGATTGATTGCGGGGCGCTGACGCCAGACCCGGCGCTTGAAACCCACCTCCGCACCATCTACGGGCTGCCAGCCCTCGACGAGCAGGACCGGGCCACGATCCGCGCCAAGGAACCGGTCAGAACCACACAAGCAGCCGCAGCCATGCTCATGAAAGGACAAGCAACATGACAACACCCCAAACTGTCCGGCCCGCAGCGGCCGAACTGGTGCAGTGGTACCGGATGGAAACCGCGACGACAGGCAGTTCCGCTGAGGTGTTCATCTACGGCGGCATCGGCAGCTGGTACGGCGTCGACGCAACCCAATTCGTTGCCGACCTCGCCGACCTCGACGTTCAAGAGATTCAGCTTCGAGTCAACTCACCTGGTGGCTCCGTGTACGACGGCGTGGCCATCATGAACGCGCTCAAGCGACACAAGGCCAAGGTCGTAGCCTCTGTTGACGGGCTTGCCGCTTCCGCGGCATCCTTCATCATCATGGCCGCCGATGAAATCCAAATGGGCCCGGGCGCCGAAGTCATGATCCATGACGCATGGTCATACGCTGGCGGCAACGCCGAGCAGCTCATCGATGAGGCCGCCCACCTTGACCGGATATCCAACTCCATCGCGGGCCTCTACGCCAGCAGGGCAGGAGGTACCTCCGAAGAGTGGCGCGACGCCATGAAAGCCGAGTCCTGGTATTCCGCCGAAGAAGCCGTCACTGCAGGCCTAGCCGATAGCATCACCGGCAGCAAATCCGAGGGAACCGTGGACGCCTTCACCGAAGTCGCCAGATTTCAGCATGCGGGCCGCACCAAAGCCCCGGCGCCGTGGATGCCACCGGGACCGCACCCGGCCAACAGGGCCGCACCCAGTCCCGTCAGCGCCGTCGTCCAAGAAGCCGCCGACTGGCTCAACACCACCAAATCTCGGGCAGGGCTACCGCCCGGCACGGAAAAGCTCGCCGCGACCCTCGCGAACGAGCCCCACACCCCGGATGCACCGCAGCCGGCATCAAACACCACCGAAGAGAAAGGACCTGACGACATGTCAGCAACAGTAATCAAGGGGCTCCGCGAGCAAATCGGCATCCCCGCCGAAGCGTCCCTCACCGATAGCGAAATTCTCGCCGCTCTGGCCGAGGCGCTCGCAGAGCAGGCAGAGCCCGTAGCTCCGGTTGTGGCAGCGCCGGCCGCTGGGACGGTTGTTCTGGACGAGGCCGCCTACCAGGATCTGCAGGCCAAGGCTGCTGAAGGCAGTGCAGCACGCAAGGAACAGCTCGCAGCTGCTCGCACCAACCTGGTTGAGGATGCCGTGAATGATGGCCGTATCCCACCGGCTCGGCGCGAACACTGGGTGAACGCGCTCGAATCTGACCCGGGCATGGAAGCAACCCTTGCCGGGATGGCTAAGGGCCTTGTTCCTCTCGCCCCTGCCGGTTACACCGGTGGCGTCGATGAGTCCTCCGCTGAGGACACCACATACAGCAAGATCTTCAATACCCCGAAGGAGTCCTAATCATGGGTCAGTACCTGCCCGCTTTCCGTCCCGGCGACACCGTCACGTTCGATGTCACCACCGCCGTAACCGGCGGCCACCCCGTCCAAGTCGGCACCGCTGACCGATCCGTCGCACCCGCTGCCGCAGCGTCCGTCACCTACGTGGGTGTTGCTGGCCACGACGCCGCCATCGGCGACAAAGTCACGGTCGAGGTCGGCAAGTCCATTCACCTGCTGGTTGCGCTCGGGGCCGTGGCCCGGGGCGCGAAGGTCGAAGCCGCTGGCGCCGGCAAGATCCGCACTGCAACGACCGGCACGGCCATTGGCCTTGCACTCACCTCGGCCGCCGACGGCGTTCCCGTCCAGGTCCTCGGGTTCTAAGAAGGGAACCATCATGAAGACTTACCCCTACACCCCGAGCCAGCTGGCGGCGGCAAGCGCCACCGACCTCCTGGCGTTCCTCAAGTCCCCCACCTTGCTGGCACGCCGCCTGGGAGAAATCCTTTCGGCTCAGCAGTTCATCGGCAACTCACTCCTGCAGGGCCGCTTTGCTCTGCAGGGCGGAGCGATCGCCATTCCCTCGAATGAGAAGATCCGCACCGACCGCAAGGCACAGTCGGTGGCACCCGGTGCAGAGTACCCGCTCACTCCCCTCAGTGCTGAGCAGTACGAAATCTACACCGGGTCCAAGGAAGGCCTCGCCACCGAGGTCGCAGACGAGGAGATCGGACGCAGCCTGCGCCAGCCCGTCGACGAAGCAATGCTGTTCCTGCAGACGGAGATGGTGTTCAACGCCAATGAACTGGCCTTGGGCGTCATCACGTCCTCGGTCACCCAGACACTGGCCGGCGGTGCCTGGACAAACGGCAAGCAGATCCTCAAGGACGCTCTTCGCGCCCAGGCAACGGTTCGCCGACTCAAGTTGGGATACTCCGTCGACACTGTAGTGCTCAATAGCATTCAGTACGCCGAAGTACTTCCGGAACTGACTGACCTTCTGCCCAGCTCGGATACCTCGGCTATCACTGGCAACTGGCCCACGATCAACGGTCTGACGTGGATCGCCAGCGATGACGACGAGATCAACGATCCGCTGTTCGTAGACAGCCGCCGTCTCGGTGGTATTGCCCGCGAGGCCATCCCCTCTCCGGAGTACCGCCCTGTGGGTGGAGACACCGGTGTGGAGATCGCGTCGTTCCGCGAGACAGCGGACAAGACCCGCCTCCAGGCCCGCAACCCGCATGTTCCGGTGGTCACCAACCCGCTCTCCGGAATCTTCCTCACTGGAACAGGAGCATAACCATGGGTGATATCTACGTCGCTAAGGCGAACGTCGTCAAGGTCGCTGTCGGCGCCGCCGACGGCAACCGCGTTGCCCGCATCATCCGTAAGGGAGGGACCATCCCCGAAGGCGTCGAACAGGAAGCCCTCGAAGCCCTCGCTGAGCGTGGCCTGATCGAGCTCGTCACACCAGCGGCCGCTCCGGAGGTCGCTGAGGCCGAGCAGGCCGCTGCCGTCACTGCTGCCAAGGCCGCTGCTGAGCAGGCGGCCGCCACCGCTGCTGCCAAGGCCGTCGCTGACGCTGCGGCTGCCACCGAAAAGAAAACAACCGGCAAGTAACAGGAAGGAGGGGACGCCATGAAAGAGCCGCTTGCTTCAGTGCAAGACCTAGAGGGCGCATGGCGTCCTCTCACGGTCCGCGAGAAAACCACCGCTGGGCATTACCTGGGCGCTGCCTCGAGGCAAATCCGGCGCCGCTGGAAAACCGTGGACCAACGCATCCTTGACGGAGAGCTGGGTGCTGAAGACGTCTCTGATGTCGTCGTCGAGCTTGTGCTCGACAAGCTCGGTGGTCCCCAGATCCGCAATGCCCGATCCTGGACAGCAGGAGCAGGACCATTCCAGCAGCAAGTAACACTCCAATCGGGCAAGAAGGACCTCTTTGATTTCGAAGATTGGATGCTCCTAGTCTTCGAAAGTAAATCCGCTGTCCTCCCCGACTTCCACGCACCACCGTCGGGCCAGTATGAAGGAATCTTCAACTGGCCCGAAGGAAGGAACTGACATGGAGATTGTGAGCATGTTCCCCAGCGATTGGCTCGTTGATGTCATCGTCCTTCGTGGCGAGGGCAAGGACGCCAAAGGCAATCCGCTGCCCGTTCAGGAGATCCCCGCAACGGACTGCATCATTGGTCCCCGAGCAACAGCTGACCCTGTCGATCGCTCGGACGTGGTGGCCTCAACCGCCGTGCTCTACCGGGATCCCGAAGACGGGTTCCGGTTCCTGCCCAAGGACCGCATTCGGGTGCCTGCTGGCGCTCGGATGGCTGGTGACTGGATGGTCGAGGGGCGCCCTGGTGAGTGGCCGCATGGTTGGGAAGTTGGGTTGGTGATGGGCTGATGGCGAAGAGCTACAAATCCATTGAGGCCGGGATGAAGGCTTTGGGTCAGGCGCCAGCACTTGGGCAGGTGGCTTTGTCGGCTGCTCGAGAGCTGGCGACCGCTGCCAACCGAGCTGACCCGGAGGGCAACTACGAGGCGACTCCCCGGACGGTGATTGTTGGCTGGAAGAACGAGCGCCGCGCTGGTGCTGCGGTCAGTGAGACTACTCCGTCGTGGCGTGGCAGCCGCGATCGGGTACTGGCCAGGATTGCTGGCCACATGAAAACGAGGGGCTCATGACTGACGGTCTCGTTTTCCCAAACCCGCGATCGTGTCTTTTCGACTTGATCGACGGCGATGAGCACTTGGGCGACGTTGTCCATGCGTTCTACCAGGAACCAGCAAATGAGCTTGGTGCCATGGAGGGCCCCTTCCCCATTGCCATCATCTATGCAGTCCCCGGAGGGTCAGAGGGGTTCGTGGATCGTGTCGATCGCATGGCCATCGATGTTTACGCACCTGGTGAGAAAGCCGTGGACACGCTGGAATCGATCAAGGCCAGCATCTGTGGCGATGACATTGAAACGCCCTCCGGGTACATCGACAACATCAAACCTGACCAGGTCCCGACTGACATCCCGTATCAGTCGGACATTCTCAACAAGGCAACGGCGACGTTCTTGATGACGTCACGGCCGATCTAAGCCCCGCTCGGGGAACAAACCATATTGAGCCCTTGAAAGGGGTTATTTGCTATGACTACATTTGACGAAATGCGGGTCGGCGCTGACAAGCGCGGTCTTGTACGGAAGGTCCAGAAGGCTGTTGCTTGCATCGCGCCGTTGACCGTCGTCTTACCCGATGCCTTGTTCCTCCCCACCGGTGCGCTGATCGATGTGAAGACACTGGGCTTCAAAATGATCGGCCTCGTTACTCCCGATGGTTACAAATTCACTCGAGAAGTCGAGTCCTCAGCAGTCGATGCCATGGGCTACGCCTCGAACATTCGTGAAGATACGACCAAGGTCCTCCGGTCCATCACGGTCACGCCCTTGCAGCACGGCCAGAAGCACATGTCCGAACTTCGCATGGGCGCCGACTTCAGCGGGGTCGAGCAGGACCCCGTCACCGGTGAAATCGTCCTGGACGAGCCGGACCTGCCCATCAACGGTGAATACCGGCTGCTGGTGATCGGTGTCGATGGACCAGCGGCCGCCCAGTGGGTCATGGGCCGCGGATACGGCGTCGTCAAGCTGACCACCACGGGCGAGGAAGCTTGGGGCTCCGAGGGCGCAATTTCGTCCGAGCTGAACCTTGCTGTCTCCACCGACGAGGAAATCGGCACACCCGTCCGCCACTACCTGGGCGGCACCGGCGCCCTGGCCGCGAACGTCGATCTGGGCTACACGCTCTCCACCCCGTAACAAGCCGCGGGCCGCGCCATTCTTCCGGGTGGTGGTGGCGCGGCCCGCTCAACATCTCACCGCCCGGAACCTGCAAGGAGGCCCATCGTGGCAACACTGAAGCACCGCAAGACCGGTCACACGGTGACGACCAGCTACGCGCCTGAGATCGTTTCTCTGCGCGCCCAAGGCTACGCCGTCGTGCCCGAAGCAACACCCATCGAAGATCCCGCAGCCGATGCGCCGGCAGTTGCGCCGGATACCGACGAGAGGGTCACATCGGACGCCCCGTCCATCGAAGCAAAGGCTGCCGGCGCCGTCAGCAAGACCAAAGCTTCCAAGTAGTTCCCTGCTTCCCTGTGCGCTGATGGCTGGCAATGGGACCGGTCACGGCGGCACGCCCGGGTAGCTTCGGGGAACGCCGGAGGGGTCGCACCCCTCAAGGCGGCAGGGCAGCAGCAGTATCAACTCACTCAACCAAAAACACTCACCATCCGGAGGCAACACCATGGCTGTAGACAAGCCAAACATCAGTCTGACTCTCGCAGCGCTTGAAGCGGAGGTCGGCAAGCCTGAACCCTTCGTGCTGGCGCTCAGGGGCGGGAAGCGCATCACGTTCCCGGACATCTTTGACTTGCCCGTGGACGAGGCCGAGACGTTCATTAAGGACATGGAAAGCGCCGGTACTGACCTGAACGCGCTGGAGCGCTGGTTGTCCGCGGACGACTTCGCCAAGTACAAAGAAGCCAAGCTCACTCTTCGCACGCACAGCGCCCTTATTGAGCGCGTTCAGAACTACTACGAGCAGACCGTTGGAAAGCCGGGGGAAGGCAACGCCTCCGCGAGCTAATCGGCCGGTTCCGGCCCCAGATCCGCGCTGACCTCTTACAGGTCTATGGCGTGGATCTGGCGGTCTGGTTCCGCGACAGGCGCTGGGTGGCCCTCCTCGAACTCATCGATGGGCTACCCAGCGCTTCCCGACTCAACGAGGCCATTTCCAATGATCCGGATCTGGCTGAAGCAATTGCTTCACAGCCGGAGCCCACTGAGCCGTGGAGCCCCCGCATCTCGGATTACAACCTGACGAACGTCATCCTGATCCAGATGCTGGATGGCATCAAGACCCTGCAGCAGACCCAGATTGCGGCCGCCGGCGGCAAGCCGGGTCATGTGAAACCGTTCCCGACTCCCCGCACCGCTATTGACCGCTTTAGAGAAGCACAAGAGCAAGAGTTCATCGCTGATATGGCCGGCCTCCTTGGCTTCGGCCCCGGCGACTATTGATAGCTAAATATTGGAGGTCCTCATGCCGGTAGTTGGTATCGCTGAGATTGAAGTGAAGCCGCTATTCAAGGGCACCCAGGCCGCCATCGGCCAGATGGTGGACGGGTCTGCAGAAGCTGCTGGTACGAGCGCTGGCAAATCCATGGGCACCAAGCTCGGCGGCGCCCTCGCTACGACGGTGAAGGCTACGGCCGGCGTTGCCTTTGCGGGGCTTGCTTTGGCAGTCACGAAGGGCTTTGGGCGTCTGCAGGCCATTGAGCAGGCGAAGGCCAAGCTCACGGGCCTTGGGCACACCGCTGAGAGCGTCACGGAAATTATGAAGAACGCGTCGGCGTCCGTGAAAGGGACCGCGTTCGGGATGGACGAGGCGGCAACCGTGGCCGCGGGTGCTGTGGCAGCTGGTGTTGTCCCAGGCAAGGAGCTGGAGCGGACGCTGAAACTCACCGGCGATGCAGCAACTATTGCTGGTGTTGGCATGTCGGACATGGGCGCGATCTTCAACAAGGTTGCCTCCTCGAACAAGATTCAAGGCGATGTGATCGCCCAGCTTTCTGATTCTGGTATCCCCATCGTGCAGCTGCTCGGCAAGGAGCTTGGAACCACAGCAGAGGAAACTCTGAAGCTGGCCAAAGAGGGCAAGATCAACTTCGAAACCTTCCAGGCAGCCATGGAAAAGGGCATGGGTGGGGCGGCGCTGGAGTCCGGTAAGACCCTGCAGGGCGCTTTCAAGAACACCATGGCCTCCGTTGGTCGCATCGGCGCGAATCTGCTCTCAGGCGTCTACCCGCTGTTCACGAAGTTCTTCCAGGGACTCATTGCCTGGATGGAACCGCTCGAGGCGAAAGCCAAAGTCGTCGGCGCCGCCATTGGCACCAGCATGGAGAAGGCCAGCACCGCTGTCATGGGGATCTACTCGATCATGGCCAAGGGCGACTTCACCGGCGGTTTGGGGGTCGAGGAAGACTCGAAGCTGGTCGACTTCCTGTTCCGGCTCCGCGAGGGCTTCATCAGCCTGTCTGAGGCCTTCAAGGGAACGGCGTCGATCCTCTTCAAGGGAGACTTCATCGGCGGACTCGGTGTCGAGGAAGACTCGAAGCTGGTGGATTTTCTTTTCCGAGTCCGCGAAGGATTCCTCAGCATCGGTGTCGGCTTGGGGTTGCTGAACTTCTCCTCCTGGGATGCTTTCAAGTCCTCGGCAGCGGAGGCGGGCGGCACTGTGGGTGGCGCTTTTGCCAGCATGGGCGAGTCTTTGCACACGCTGGGCCCGGCTTTTGCTGAGTTCGGCCGTCAACTGCCCAACATTACGGGTGCGTTCGTGAAGCTTGGCGGCGTCTCCCTGAACTTCCTCGTGGTTGGTCTGGGCTTCCTAGCGGACAACGTGGACACGATCATTGCGTGGATGCCAGCAATTGTTACCGGCTTCATTGCGTGGCGTGTGGCCACAAACATGCTGGCCTCGTCCCAGTTCTTCCTCCAGGCAGGGCAGGTGGCTGCGGCTCCAGTACTGCTGGCGAACAACATTCTCCGCTACGCGTCAGTCCGCGCCGAAACGGCTCTGTCCATTGCTACCGGCCAGAGCACTGCTGCCACGAATGTGAGCATCGCCGCCAAAATTCGAGACAGAGTCACTACTGTCGCAGGAACAGTGTCCACGTGGGCGGCCGCCGCTGCTCAAACCGCTTGGACCGTTGCGAAGCAAGCCGCAACGGTCGCTACCCGGCTACTCGGTGTGGCAATCAAGTTCGCCATGGGCCCGGTCGGCCTGATCATCGCCGCCATCGCTTTGCTCGTGGGTGGGCTGATCTGGTTCTTCACCCAGACAGACCTGGGCAAAGACATCGTGAAGAACGCTTTCGCGGTAATCCAGATTGCTGTTGCGGCAGTGGTCACCTGGTGGAACAACACACTGGTTCCGGCCCTGCAGGCTGTCGGCCAGTGGTTCAAGGACGTCTGGGATGGTGCAGCAAAGGCCGTCCAAGTCGCAGTTGGTTGGGTACAGGACGCGATTGCCAACGTGATCGACTGGATCCAGCAAAACTGGGGCCTTCTGTTGACGATCATCTTGGGTCCGTTGGGGTTCATCGTCCAGTGGGTGGTGAAGAACTTCTCTCAGATCTCCGCGACGGTGCAGGCTGTATTTGCAGCTGTGGCCGCGGCATTTGTGTGGGTTTACGAGTCCATCATCAAGCCTGTCTTCGATTCGATCATGGTCATCGCGAACGGCTTCTACCTGTTCTTCCGTGGCATCTTCCAGCTGGTGGTGGCGGTCTTCAAGGAGATCATTGCCCCGGCATTCATGGAATTTTGGCACGGCGTTGTGGAGCCCGTTTTCAACGGGATCATCATGGCGGCACAGCTGTGGTGGGCCATTGTTTCCGGGACCTTCAACAACGTGGTGAGTTTCATCCAGACAGTTCTGGGCGCCGTGTTTACGTGGTTCCGTGACTCGGTAGTCATGCCAGTGTTCAATTTCATTGTCGGCTACATCAGCTGGTGGTGGGGCATGGTGTCCGGAACCTTCAACAACGTGGTGAGTTTCATCCAGACAGTTCTGGGCGCCGTGTTTACGTGGTTCCGTGACTCGGTAGTCATGCCAGTGTTCAACTTCATCGCAGGCGTCATCACGACCTGGTGGTCAGGCACTCAGATCATCTTCAACGCTGTCGTTGGTTTCGTCCGCAATACTCTGGGCGCTGTCTTCACCTGGTTGCGTGACTCAATCATCAACCCTGTGTGGAATGGCATCAGGGACACTATCAGCGCTGTGTGGAACAACGGCATCAAGCCGGTCTTTGATTTCCTCGCGGGAGCGATCCAGAAGGACGTACCCAACGCCTTCCAGAAGGGTGTTGATGGGGTCAAGTCGATCTGGGACAAGTTGCTTGATATTGCTAAGGCGCCTGTCCGGTTCATCATCGACACGGTCATCAACGGGGGCCTGATTGACACGTTCAATAAGGTCGCCAAGATGCTGCCCGGCATCACGGAACTGGATCACGTAGCCAAGCCCGCCGGTTTTGCCGAGGGCGGCTGGACTGGCCCTGGTAGCAAGTATCAGCCGGCGGGCGTTGTGCATGCTGATGAGTTCGTTGTGAACAAGGCTTCGCGTCGCGGGATTGAGCGTCGTGCGCCTGGCTTGCTGGACTCATTGAACACATTCGGGGCAAGCGCGTTGTCCAAACTTGGCTATGCCAAGGGCGGCCGCGTAAACCCAGTCAAAAACATGACCCTGACGCAGGGCTTCACGGCATTCCACGACGGCATCGATATCGGCGTCGGCACCGGCACCCCAGTGTTTGCTGCAGGAGCTGGCCGCATTACCCATGCAGGGCCGGGCGCTACGGCGCCAGGTGTCAGCGGCGGAAACGAGGTGCACCTTCTCAGCGACGGTGTAGAGCAGTGGTACGCCCACCTTTCTCAGATCGGCGTCAAGCTGGGGCAGATGGTGGCGGCAGGGCAGCAGATTGCACTGTCCGGCAACACCGGAATCTCGAGCGGACCACACCTGCACTTTGGAGCCTACAACGGGCGCTGGCCCAACGCTATCAACCCGCTCGGCTACCTCTCAGGCGCTGAAACGCCCAAGGGCGGTGGAGGGTTCCTGGACCCACTGGGCGCCCTCACAGGACTCGCAGAAAAGATCGTGGGCCAAATCAAGGGAGCATTCCCGCTCGGCGGATTTATGATCGACGCCGTCACCGGCGTCGGTAAAAAGGCCTTCAGTTCCGTCATCGACTGGGCAAAGGACAAGCTCGGCTTCGGCGCCGTCACAGGCGCCCAGCAAGGTGCCCACCTCAACCCGATCCTGTACGACCAAGGCGGAATCCTCCGCCCGGGCCTGTCACAAATCATGAACGCGACCGGGAAGCCGGAAGCAATCTACACCAACGAGCAGGACAGGGCGCTGCAAGCACTGGCTGCTCGCGGTGCCCAGGGTAGCGGTTTGGACGCCGCAGCACTCGACCGCCTCACAAAAGCAGTCCAGGGCGCTCGCGGTATCACTGTCCAGGCCATGTCTAGTGAACAGGCGCAGTTGCTTGCACTTGCTCGAGCGATGAGAGGAATCGGATGAGGCTAGATCATGGCATCGGTTGGTCCCTGGATGGTTTCGACCTTTCAGGGACCGACCCGGCCGGCGTCCGCTGGTTGGTGGAGGACGTTGAAAACTGGGATAGCCCTCCTTCTTCAACGGGCGCGGTGAACCAAAATGAGTTCGCCGATGGAGGGCGGGTTGAGCCGACGTTCTTGGAGTCTCACCCAATGGTCATCAAGGGGTACTTGCTGGCGGCGGGGTTCCCTCTGCTGACAGGGCGTGCTTTGGCGAAGGCCGCGGCTGCTGCTTTCAAAGCTGCCATTCCTGTCCGTCAGACAGCGCCGCTAGTGCTGTCCGACGGCGGGGTGGTGTGCCATCGAATGGTGCAGCAGGAGGGCAAGCCAGACGTCCGCATGGTCTCCAACTATCAGTTTGATATTTCCGTACAGATTGTCGCCCCGGATCCCCGAAAGCTGGGCGGTGATGGCTCCACCCCCTACCAGCACCAGCAGTCAGCGTTCCTGCCGTCGACGACGGGCGGGCTACAACTGCCGGGCCCATCGGTAGTACGCACGAACCTGTGTACTAATCCGCAGGCTAAAAATCTGACTGGATATGATGCAGCCAACGGGGCGACGAACGGGTTGGTAGCAAACGACGGCGTAGTCGGGGTGGGAACCGGCCTAACCAGCATCAAGACAACACTGCCGACCTACGCTGGTGACACGGGCGCGAATATCCATTCCTCGTCCGTGGCGCCGGGAGTTCAGCGGACATTTTCGATCTGGGTCAAGACGTCCATCGCCGGTGTCAGGGTCAGCATTCAAGGCTCGGGAACCGTCGCGAACGTGGAATCCCCCGGCCATACTGGCGACGGTACGTGGCAGCGCCTGACCGTCACGGCCACGGGCGCCACCACTGGCTCCTATACCGCCTACATCCTCAAGACCGGGAGCACGGCTGGGCAGTTCTTCCAGTTCACCGGGTTGCTTGTTGAGGACGTCCCCGCGGCCGGCACCTACTTTGATGGGGATACTCCGGCCGTGTCGGGGGCTTCCTATTCGTGGTCTGGGGCGGCAGATCTTTCGCCCTCGCTGGCAACCCGGTCAGGTGGAGTGTCAGCCCCGTTCAGTATCGGCGCAACGGTGGTCAACGGATCGGTCACCATCGACACCATTGGTGATGCGCCACCTCCTGTCCTAGTGCGTATCGATGGGCCAGCCGTGCAACCGATCATCCGGGACAGTGACGGTGGCTCGATGCCGCTGGACATCACCCTTGACGCTGGCCAATGGCTCGACGTTGATATGGACGCACGAACGGTCAAGTTCAACTCGGCCGTGAACAGGCGCAACCTACTCCGTGGCCCGTGGATCACGCCCCACTCAGGCATGGTGTTGTCGCTGGACGCTGCCGTGTATGACCCGCTTACATCTATGACGGTCTTCTGGACCGACGCAAGCTACTAAGGAGGCCATCAATGGCTGCTGTGAAAGATGCCCTTGACCCGTCATGGATCAACGCCCCGGGCGGGGTGGGTCCGTCCTATGACGCGGAGGAACTGCGCCGCCTGCAGGGCTACCAGCTGGTGGGAGGAGCCACCGCGGGGAGCTCACGCACCGGCATTCTGAACGTGCGGGACTTGGACCTGTCCCTGTCCGGAAGCAACGTACTTGCGGGCCCGGGCGGGTGCGTGATCGGCACCGCGAAGGGCGCGTACGTGGCCGGGGTCGCCGCGGTGACCATCATCGGGGCATTGGTGGCTGCCGATGTCACCAATCCGCGCCGGGACCGTGTGGTGCTGGAAATCCTGGACCCGGACAATGGTGGTGGTGCTGGGCGTAAGGCGCAGCTGCGGATCATTGATGGGACACCCAACGCATCGGCGGCCACGGGTGGCGGATTCCCTGCCGCACCTACGTCACCGTTCATCGATCTGGGGTATGCGGACATGCCCAAGTCCGGTGCTGGTTCCCCATCCATCACGATTACGGCCCCACTTACCGCCGCAGCTGGCGCTCCTATCTTGGTACGAACGCTGGCTGAACGTGACGCCCTGCCGAAGTGGAACGGCCTAATGGCTTACCGCATGGATCGCGGTGGCGTGGACATCTGCGACGGCACCAAATGGTCCCCGGTCTCTACTGCTTTGCATGTGGAGTACACGGGGCCGGCGCAAGTTGCTGCGTCCAATGAGGTGTGGGGTATGGGGGCCCGGACCCGGACCGTGATCAAAGGTGGCGATCCGGCGTTCTCTGCCACGGTCGGCACCGGTGATGTGGTGAACGTGCGCGATGAGGGTTTGTACCTTGTTGCAGTCACAGCAGCCTTTACGACCGCTGTTTCCGGCCGGTCCTATGTTCAATTCTCCGCAGGGGATGTGACCGCCAGGGCGAGTATTGCTTCAGGCGAGGACCGAGGGACAGTCTCCCGTCAGGTGTGGCTTCAGGCTGGTACCGCCATTGTCTTCTCCATCCATCACGGCTCTGGTGGCAATAAGACTTTCACGGGCCATTTGGCTATCACTCGCATCGGATAGGGGCGCCCGTGTACCGCTTCCTGATATGTGAATTTTTCACCGGCAAGGTGCTGGACGAGCTGCCGATGATCATTGCATCGGATCTAACAAGGTATCTGAAAATGTACGGGGAAGGGACACTGTCTCTTCCCCTTTTCGATGGGCGCGGTCAGCTGGTCAGCGACACGTGGGAGCAGGCCATTCTTCCGATGCGCTCTTTGATCCTGGTGGTTGATGATGCTGACAGGATCGTGTGGAACGGGGTGCCACAGTCCCGTGGACGCAACACCTCATCCAAGGTGAGCTTCCCCTGCCGGACGACCGAGGCGGCACTGATTGGCCGGTATGTGCCGGATCTGGACTTTGCCAAGAAGGACCAGGCCCGCATTTTCCAATCCGTGGTGGAATCCATGACGGCCGGCGGGATTGGTCTCGACTACGACTGCCCGAACACCGGCATCCTCCGGGACCGGACATACGCGACGGCAGACAATGCCCGCGTGTACGACCGAGTCAATGAGCTCTCCGCCGTGTTGCAGGGCTTTGACTGGACCATTGACGTCGTGTGGGGCGACGACACACACAGCTGGGTGCGGAAAATCGTCCGCACCGGCTACCCACACTTGGGTAACCGGACCGAGCACCCCGCCCATGTTTTGGAGACCGGCCAGAACATTACCGACTTCGACTACCAGGAGCCGTGGGGTGAGGGCCAGTACGCGACCCATGTGGTTGCTGTCGGTGACGGTGAAGGAGTAGACCGGGTCATGTCCGACCCGGTTATTGACCATGCACGTGAGGCCGCTGGTTGGCCCAGGGTCGAATATCGCAAAGCGTTTTCCAGCGTGAAGGACAAAACCACCCTAAACAGCCATGCCAGGGCCTTGGCCGGCTACGTCTTTGGCGGCCAGCAAGTCCTGACCGCAACAGCCCGGAACCCCCTCGGAGCCGAGGACTTTACCAGCCTCGGGGACTTGACCCTCGGCGATGCGGCCCGGGTAATCGTTGACACCCCACAACTTCAGCTGAACGAGGCCTGGCCGGTCATTGGATGGTCACTGACTCCGAAGACGGGCATTTACAAGCCGACAATGGCAAGGATCGGAGAACCCGTTGAGTAGTTCCCTGGTACCGAAACCGTTTGACATTACCGACGGAATGCGAGGAGAAGAAGAGGCAGCCCGGCTAGCGGAGCGCCGCGACGGTGCAGCATGGGCCGGAACCACCGTGGTCGCCCAGGCAGTAAAAGATGAGTCTGCATCGCGGGAGGAACTAGCCGCGACTACCGAGGCAGAATTAGCCGCAAACCGTCAAGCAATCATCGACGAGGCTCAGGCCCGCGCCGAGGCACTGATCGACGTGGACGCAAAACTCGGTGACCTCGATACCAAGTACGACGGTGTGATCACCGACGCCGGCTTCCTCGGCAGCCGGCTGACCGCCGCCGAGCAAGACCTCGAAGCCGCTGCCGGCCGCCTAACCGACGCCGAAACCGACATCACGACCGCCTTCGGGCAGATCACCAACGTGGACGGGAAAGCCACCAACGCGGCCGCAGCCGCCAGCACAGCCCAAACCAAAGCAGACAGCGCAAAGACTGCGGCCGACCAAGCAGCAACAGACGCGCTCGCGGCTAGTGGCATCGCCAACTCCAAAGGCAAGACTCTCATCCAGTCCGCGCCGCCGGACGCGGCTGACCGGAATACTGTCACGCTGTGGATAGATACGACCGGTGGGGCTAACACGCCCAAACGCTGGAGTACTGGAACGACTTGGGTTGCTGTGACGGACAAGGCTGCGACTGATGCCGCTGCAGCAGCCGCTGGTGCGGCCTCTGCCGCGACAGCGGCTCAGTCCACTGCGACGGATGCCCAGACTGCGGCAGGTACCGCCCAGGCCACCGCCACCAGTGCACTGACAATGGCGGGGACTAAAGGGAAAGTTTTCTACGACACGGCAGCACCGTCCGGAACGGGCACGGCGCCCGGTGACCTGTGGCGCCGGATCGACGCGGCCAAGAACGTCATTAGTGAGTGGTACTGGACAGGTACGGCTTGGCAGTCCTCCCTGATCACCACTAGCGCTATCAGCAACCTTGACGTGGGTAAACTGACCGCGGGGGACGCTGTCATTGCTACGTTGGTCTCGCAGAAGATCGCGGCCGCTGCAGGTCAGTTCATAGAGCTGGACGTGAAGCAGCTCCGGGTCACCGGGTCGGGCGTCATGGACCAGGCTGTCATCAACAAGCTGTGGGCCGACGTCGTCAACGCCTACAAGATCACCACGCAGATGCTCGCAGTCGGCGCTTTCGACAACGTCATTCCTGACCCCACGTTTAGCAATGCCGGAACCGACTGGGGATCTGTAGCGGCCCCGTACTCGTTCCCCCCAACAGAGGGCTACAACGCTGGCCCGGCTTTCAAAGTCGCACCGAACGCCAGCGAATCCGGCCGCTATTCGCAGAACGTGCCCTTGACTGGTGGCGAGGCATACCGTGTCTCTGTGTGGGTGAAATCCAACGTGGCAATCCCCGCCGGGGCACTAGGAGTCTACGCCCGCTCCACCATGGCGGGCGGCGCCACCGTGTCCACCAACCAGCTCAAACAGAGCAGCGGATCCGCCGGCAACGATGGCATTGCCGCGAACACCTGGGCAAAGCTGACGCTCATGTCGGTGTTTGATCCAGCAGCTGTCTACGGGGCTTTTGGCTTCTTCAAACAGGCAACCTTCACCACGGGCACGGTGTGGTGGTCGCTGGCCTCAGCCACTCGTATGAACGCGGGTGAGTTGACGGTGGATGGGACAGTGACGGCCCAGGCGCTGGAGACAGAGCTTGTTCTGGCGACGAAGATTGTTGCTGGGGATCCTGCCAGTACGCACGCGGAGATGTCGCCGCTGGGATTCAAGGTGTTCGCCGCCAACCCTGGGGGCGGCGCACCCACCGAAGTGGTGCGCCTTGGTGTTGCTGCCACTGACGACTACTTTGCCGTCAGCCGCGCTGATGGGTCTCTGGCCGCAACTATCAGCCAGGACGGGGTTGTGGTGGGCGACCAAATAGACGCTACATCAGCGCTTTGGTACAGAGGCGAAGAGCTGCAAACCGTCCTCGACCGAATGCCACGAGGAATCATCGCTGCCGGATATCGGGCAACGTCGTCCACCGTCAATGCCACCTTCGGAAATATCATCCCGTATCTGAGGATCGAGGCGGTTCTTTACCCTGGTCGGATCTACAAGGTGTGGACGTCCGGCGTGAAGGTCGGGCTGGATGCAGGCACCAGAGTAACCGTTGGCATCAAATACACCAATAGCGGCTTTGCCACCATTGGCAGCCCGGGCTTGACGGAAACCGCGACCGGCACAGACCTTGAAGCGCCGATCGTGCAGGAACTCTTTGCCGTTGGCACCATGCAGACGGTGTCCTTCCTGATCTATTTGCAAGTTCTCAACAGTGGGCAGGCAGGCTTTCGCGGGTCGGGATCGGTACCTACCCGCCTTGTCGTTGAGGACGTCGGCCCGGCACGCAGCAATCTCGACAACGGGGTTCACATGAATGGCACGGTGGCCCCTTCGCCACCCAAGAACACCTACGTGCGGCAGTACGGGTCATGGAACTCCATGAACTACCAAGGGTCCAATGCCCAATACGCCTTCGACACCGGAAACATGTACCAAGGCCTGTCGCCGGCAGGGTACGGAAATCTAAAGTCCATCAGCCTGCACCCGGACATGACCACGGACCTTAGCGGCGCAACCGTCAACTACATCCGTGTCTATTTCAATTTCAGCCATTGGTACAACAACGCGGGTGGCACCGCCCGTATTGGGCTGCACGGGCACACAGCGATTCCTGGGTCATTCAGTGGCTCAGGAATCGCAACTACCTCGGGTGGCTGGCCCAAACCCGGCGCGCGCTGGGTAGATCTGCCTTCATCGGTATTTGCTGGCTTCAAGTCCGGAGCCTACCGGGGCGTCTATCTAGAAGGCGACGGCAGCTACAACACTTACGGGATCGCGGCACGACCGACAATCGAAATCTCGTACACCAAATAAGGAGGCAGCATGACTGACACGCAGCTACTCAAATTCGCCCGTGCCCGAGACCACCAAGACTTCATCTGGCGGGTCACAGCAGCACTCACAGTAAAGGCCCAGTACATGGCCGATGTCCCCGAAGGCGCGAGTGTGGAGGGGCTGTCCATGCGTGACTGGGTCCTCGACAACCCGATGGTCCCCATCGAGATGATGACGGCTTTCGCGGCCACCATGCCAGAGATCGCGGAGAAGGTCACCATCGACGGCGGAACCGTAGACACCGCCCAAGTCCTCGACACCGACATCAGCTACATTGTCGGGTCCAAATGGGATTCCGTTGCCAGGCATCGATTCGCGGACACACCATGACCGGAATATGGCCCACTACGCCGGCGGTGACGAATGCAAGGTGAAACGCACGCGCTGGCCTCGTGGCTACCAGTAGCGGTGCAAGTCGGTGTACCGATTGCGCTGGCATTGATTGCAGCACTCGGCACATGGGGGGTCTCCCAGCGCAAAGCCAAAAACGATGTTTCCGCACAAGCCGCCGCGCATGAGTTGGCAATTGCAGCGCAGCAAGAAGAGTTTGACGGGAAGAAGCGGGAGATGGCGATGGCCCGCGACCAGCAAATGTATGACACGCAGCAGCAGATCATCACGACTTTGCAGACTAGCAACCGGGATTCGGCACACCGCGAGGCGCGCATGGACGAGAAATTTAATGAGCTGTACGGCAATCTCGGCTACGAGCGGGACTACTCCACGGAGTGGGAGGAATGGCACCGAAACGGAATGCCAGACCCGCCCGGAAAACCCAAACGACGCCACCCCACACACCAACCAGCCACCCCACCGGGTGGTTGACCCATTTAAGGAGGTTTCATGGTCAACCTGACCATCCCGTATAGAAAGCCGGTCCCGGCCGCGTCGACGATGTGGCGTGAGGTGCAGGCCCGCTGGCCGGACTGCGCCGAGAACAAAGGCTTCGTTGCCGGGTCCGGACCGACGACTTGGAACATCAGCTCCCACAACGCCGACGCTGATGGCTACGCCCATGCCTTGGACATTGGTGTGGACATTGAGGGCGACGGGACCGGCATCCCTATCCAGGACGCCATCGACCTCTCTGAGCACCTGCGCCAGCTCGGCTACAAGGAATGGAAGTCAGGCCGGGCCGGCCGTCTGGCGTACATCATCCACCGTGGCCAGATCGCGGGCGACCACACCGGTTGGCAATGGGTCAAGTACACGGGAACGAGCCCGCACTACGACCACATCCACATCAGCTTCAGCTATGACTACTTCTGGGGCGATCCCATCTGGGAGACCACCTCGGACGTCTACTCCACCGCCCCGTGGGGCATCACCACCATCACGACCGGGCAAGGCTCCGGCATCACACCCATCACCAAGGAGGACACCTTGTCCGCAGCAGACGTTCACGCAATCAACACCTTCACTCAGGAGGCCATCCAGGCCGAGCGCGCCACCATCGTGCGGGAGGTCCGTGTGGGTATCGCCCAGCTGGGCGACACCGTTCGCGAGCAGGCCTACAGCGTCAAGGTGTTCGCCCAGGCCACGGCCAACGACAACGGGGACAGGATCATTACTGACGCCCGCGCTCAGGTGGCAGGCCTCATGGAGGTAGTCAAGCAGCTGTCTGTGGGCACGGATGTTGACCTTGAAGCCGTGCTTGAGGCTGCTCGACAGGGCGCGGAGAAGGCCCTTGCCGAGGGTGTGGTGAAGGTGGACATCTCCATCGAGAAGCCCGAAGAGATCGCCCCCGTACTGGACGGTCCGGCTGAGTACGAGGTCGCACAGTGACCGGCCGGCGCGTGGCGCAGGCGGACAAGGCTGATGCGATCCAGCGGGCCCTCCGCACACTGTGGCAGGGATTCGGTACTGATGCCCTCATTGCCATCGGCGCGGGCTTGATGCTGCTGCTGAACAGCGGAGACGTGTTGTCCCCGGTGTTCTGGGGAGCGGTCGGTGTGCTCGTCATCAAGTCCGTCCTGGTGGCACTTGCCAGCTATCTGCAGCGCCTCGGCAAAGCGCCCAAGCCGCTGCCCGACCCGCCGCTGACTGAACCCGACCCGCCGCTGACTACTGATTATCACGCCGCAGTGAGCCGGGACCGCCAAGTCATCTACAGCGACGACGGCAAAGAATAGCAACCGTAAGAAGCGCCCCACCCTTCACCAGGTGGGGCGCTTCTTTTGCGCCCAAAACACGGCCCGGCACCGAAACCCTGCCCAGGCAGCCCTTCACCACGGTGCCCAGGCAGCAGAAAGCCCCGCCCCCAGACTGGGGCGGGGCCGTTTTTTGTGGTTATCCGAGGTTTGCGATCGCGTAGTCAGCCTCTTCGGCCGTGTACTTGTCCCCAGCCTCGCTCGTGAGCTGTTCGCGGATACCCTCAGGAGACATAGCCATCATGTCCTGGTAGTTCTTCGCAGACTTGAGAGCGTTCGCATTCCAGTCAGCCTTGATGTTGTCAACGGCATACTGTGCGGCCTCCTTAGAGAACTTATCACCAGCATCGCTTGACAGCTGGGCGAAAAGGCCAGCCTTACTCATAGGAATGATCGTGTTGTAGTTCTCGGCACTCTTCAACGCCGACTTGTATTCACTCGGAACATCGTCAGCTTTCTTTTCTTCCGCAGCCGGGGCGGCGGCTTTAGATTCGGCGCTGGCAGCCTTGCCAGAATCGACGGCTTCTGTAGCTGCAGAGCAACCAGTAAGCGCGAGTGCCGCAGCAATAGCCAGAGCGGCAAGGATCTTCTTCATTTGTTTCCCCAATAATGTGGTGAGAGCGTGTGAAAGAGTAGTCTATGTGGCGCTGTGTTTTTCTTTGAATTGTTAAGTTTCGGCAGTGTGTGTCTCGATCCGGGATGCCGTGGGGCGGTTTCTCTCCGCGCAGGGGGTGCAGTCATCCTGCTAAGCTTGTTGGCGGTGCTTGCCCTCGTAGCTCAGGGGATAGAGCAGTGGCCTTCTAATCCACCGGTCGGGGGTTCGATTCCCTCCGGGGGCACCACATAAAAGAGCGGGGTCAGCCTAGTGCTGGCCCCGCTTTTGTGTGTCCTGGTTAGGCTGCGCGTTTGCGGCCGCTGCGTTGTGGCATGGTCACCGAGGGGAGGGTGGATATGCCGTCGCGGACTTGCTCGACGGTGAGGCCCAGGTAGCGGGTGGTGGTGTCCATGTTGGAGTGGCGCATGGCTTTTTGGATGGTGAACGCACTGACGCCGGCGGAGTGCATTTCGGTGGCGGTTGCGGCGCGGAGGTCATGAGGACGGTGGTCGAGGCCTGCCCTGCGGATGGCTTGGGCGAGGAGGTCACTGACTGAGTTGCCCAGGATGTGCCCCTCCCCCGCTGGCCAGAGCCTGTTGGCTGCCCGGTTCGGGAACCAGTAGCCTGTGCGTGGCATGGCCAGGAACAGTGGCCATGCGGCCTCGGGGACGGGGAGTCTGGCGAGCTTGGTGCCTTTACCGACGGTGGTCAGCATCTTGCGGTCCCAGTTCACGTCATTGCCGTGGACGCGGGAGATCTCCGAGACTCGCAGCCCCAGGTAATAGTGCAGGGCTACCATGGCCCGGGTCTTGGAGTAGATCCCGGAGTTCAGGAGTGTTTGGATCTCTTCGACGCTGAAGGGGTTGGGTTCTCTCTTGCGGGTCTTGACCTTCGGGAGACGCGCTGCAGGGTTGTCCAGGCGGATGTCCTCGTCTTGCATCCAGGTGAAGAAGACATAGAGAGCGGACCGGTTGTGGGCGCGGGTGGAATGGGACCATTCCTGGGCGCCTGTCCAATGGATGAGCTGCTGCCTGGTCACGACGGTGAGGGCCGAGGTTTCCCTGGCGAGCTTCTGGAAGAAGTACATCCGCTCGCTGACGGTGCGTGAGCTTCGTCCTTCTGATGCCATACACGCCGCCCAGTAGTCAAGTACCGCGTTTGTGTCCATGTTTTACCCCCATGCTTAGTGTGCTTCTACTGGTTAGTTGGTAAATTAATAGCCAAAAACCATCGAGTTTATTTAATGATGATCTGAAAGTTTTGCCCTCTCCTGGTGAGGGTTCAGTGTCCGCGAGGGTCACTGTTTTTCAAGCTCTTTTTCTTTGTACTGTGTGGCACTGTTTTGCTGCCACCGCAGAGGGAGTAGAGGGAGTTGGGAGGAGAGACTTCAGCCTGTTTCGCCCCGCTCCAGAACACAGGTGTGTTGTGAAGGGGACTAACAGAACTGAAGTCATAACTGGTGGCCACCGCGTCGGTCGCGTCGGTCATCGGTCGTGTCGTATCAGCACCAGGGTCATTACTCCCCGGCAGTGGCGGCATGCATACGGATCTGGTCCCAGCCCCTTAGAAAGGCTCGGACGGTCGGACTTGGCACTTCTTCGCATTCACGTCTTTACTGCACGCTTTATCGCCCCTGCCCGTACGCTCGATGAAGAGCTGGCTCTGACCCAGTAAGCAGCCCAAGGAACAGGCTTAGCGTGTTGAGTGGCCACAGGGACCAGGCGGGGTAGCCGTACCGCCTCGAAACGTATGTCGAGGAGGCAAACAGGCAGGGCTATGGCATGTGGCGGCGCGGCAGGATAGACTGAACGCGCAATCAGGAGCTTCGCATGACTGATTGCCTCACCCGGACAGTGTTGGTAGCGCTGGCCGGGTTTATGAGTTAAAGCAGGTGGGCTAGATAAACACCACATCATCAGGATGGGCCATCTCAATGCGACGGCCCTGCCTGTCGTCCGGGACCTCCCAGGAGACCTTGAACCCTGACGCCGTAACATCCTTGATCCAGCCCTTCGGCCCCACATAGTCATCCACGAAACGGCTGACACGCTGGACACGGCGCCCAACCAGGGGCGCTCGCAGGGCGGCGGCTGCGTCTACGGCGGCTCGCCAAGCTAGGAAGTCCGTGCAGGGCGTGGTGGTGTCAGTGGTGGCGCTCATTTGTCTCCCCAGACGTGGATGCGGACGGGCTCGTCCGGGTTGATGACCACGGGCCCATTGACGCGGTGGTGGTATTTGGTGCGCGGGAAGGCCCGACGCAGGCGTGCAAGTAGCCGGCGCACTATGCTGACCACCGGACCCAGTCGTTGGCGTTAGAGTCCATGCCCAGCACAGCGGCGTGGGCGCCGGCATGGGCGCGCGGCCGCTCGCAGTTCAGCAAGTTCGGTTCGCCGCTCCACCCACCACATGTTTCCGTCTCAGGGTCTGAGAGCCGACGTTCCCAATGGTCGTGGTACTCGGTGTCCAACGCGGCACTGTTCATTAGTTCGACGACAGTCGGCTCGACGTCTTCAATGTGGTCGCTAAGGCGGTCACCGTGGGAGCACCCCATCGCGTCCAGGTTCCAACGCTCAGGGCTAATGCCGGCGGCCAGCAACTCGCTGCGGCTCTGTTCCTTCATGGCGTTGCACTCAGACCGGGTGGGCACGAAGAACGGCGGGCATGTGTCGGCGCTCATGCTACTGCCGCCGCCCAT